GTATAAAGTAGCTGCATCTCGTTCATACTGCGAAATAAACCACCATTCGCCACCCGACTGCAATAGCTGCGCCCCAAATGCTTTACAAATGATTTCAAGGCACTCGTAGCAACTAAGAAAAGTACCATCTGTTTTAAGAAAGTCGCGTAACGGTAAATAAGATTGAGATAGCGGCTCATATTGTGTTCCATCGCCCCTATCATTCATACCTGCCGCAAAAATAGATGTGGCAACGTTTAGCCTTGTACTTGTATCATATTCTAATGAATCAATGCATATTAAAGATATATCCAATAAACTGACCAATTTGGAAGTATCAAGAGAAACAGGATCTGTGTTTAATGGAGCGTCTAATTCAATACTTTTCAGTATACCAATACCATCTGTGAAAGATAAGTTAATATATTGATTGCCAGTTGTAAATGGCAGACTAATACTATCGTTAATCAGAAAACCTCTAAATATTATATTGCCTGACTTATTTAATGTTGCGTAATACTTACGATCATCAAAAGTTTGCGTATCGGGAAGGTTGTATGGTTCTGTCTGAATGATATTAACCTGCAATGTAGAGGCTAAAAACGGCTCTAATACATCGTCTGATTGTGGTATAAATTCATGTATAAATGCAGGTACGCCTAATTCCCATTCAATCTGCGAACCATTGTAATCACGTTCGTAAACAAGTAATGTGCAAATTGCGTCATCCTTAGATATAGCGTTTGCTGTATATTTTAAACCGTATGCCATATTACCTTCTTAATCCTAATGCTCTTTCAGCCCTTGTACGTTGTAAAAGAATATCTTGTCCTCTTAGCACCCCTTCAACTTGTACATTCATCATTCCACCGCCACGGGCAGCCCCTAAATTCATCATATTAGAAGTTAGATTCTGGAATTGACGCGGGTTTAATACCGCTTCTGTGCCGTGTAACATAACTGGATAACCAGACTTAGGACCTGTTGCAATACCGCCGTCTGAAAAGCCCATAAGACCTTTGAATATATTAAGGAAGCCGCCACCACCTGCCGCCGCACCTGCTACGGCACTTGTTCCGCCAGTAAGCGAAGCCATAATAGCTTTAAATACCAATGCCTTTACAACCATTTGCGTTAGGTCTATAATGAGCTTCTTAAATACATTTCCTAATGCTTCGCCCATATCTTGCCCCATCAGCATTGCGTTACCTAATGAAGTAAACGCGCTAACAGCTACGTTTGTCATAGCCGCCGCCGCTTCCTCATTCATTGTCGTAAGTCTTACGCTATTTGCATATTCAAGCTGCGCCTTAGTAGCCGCCATCGTTGCTTGTGTACGCTGTACCATTGCATCCGTTGGTTGTACGCTTGGCTGACTGTAATCTCCTGCCAATACAGTACGCGGCGTTACGTTGCGCATACCTTGTTGCTGAACGGTGCGTAGGTATTGCTCTTGCTTAATGTATTCGGCTAATGCGTCTGTATTCTCTTTAATAACTCTTTTAGATTCTTTCTTTGCTGAATTACCTAAAATCGTTGCATCGTTATTTTTTATCTGCTCACCCGTAACGGCTGTTAAAGATTGCTTAAGAGATTCTATAAACTTTTTATTAGAATCGTATTCCTCACCTGCCGCCTTTAAGGCATCAATCTGTAATCCAGTAGCAGTTGCATTAGCTGCAACAGAATTAGTTAATTTTAGTAACGGTAAGGCATAGTCTTTTATCGCTTTGCTTATTACGCCTAATCTGTCTGCCCTTTGCTTATCGTTTTCTAATGCTATTTTAACCTGCTTCGCTTCTTCTGCCGCAATTAATGCGCTGTAAGCCTCAACTCTTGCTTTACGAAGTATTGCAGCTGAAAGTGTATTTGTAACTTCTGCAAGTTTTGCCGTATCGTTTATGTCTACCTTTTGTAACGCTTCGTACCCTGGGTATTCGTCTTTTAGCTGCTTTAATGCCCTTGCTCTTTCGGTAGTTGATTTGCTTACATCATTTACAATGCCCGATAAAACTTGCATTGTAGTAACTTCCGCCTTTGCTTGTCCTAAGTTCTTGCTAAGGGTATCGGTTAATGTTTTTTGTTGTGCATCTAATGCTTTGGTAGCTGCGGATGCGCTTGTAAGTTTATCGCCAAACGCTACAAGTAACGCTCCACCAACAGACAAAGCTAATCCTAAACCCGCAGGACCGACAAGGCTGCCTGCCAATGCTTTTAATGCACCACCAGTGCTGCCAGTTTCAGCCTTTAATCTTTGGAAGCTTTCAAGTAATGGGTTTAAGTTGTTTTGAATACCTATAAACCCGAATGGGGCATCTTGCGCAACCCTTCCTAAATTGGTTAATGCGTTGGCCGCTTGATTTGAACCCCTTGCTACATTCTGACCAGTTTGTAACGCAGAAGATGCCACTTTTTTAAGTTCGGCATCTGTTTGCTTTAACGCGGCAACGGCATCCTTATTATTGGCTACTATGTCTAACCTAAGCGTTTCTTGTGCCATTGCCTTTAAATAATTTTATAGTCCTTAATACTTCTTCATTGTCCATTGGTTTACCTCTATCTAAACCCTTATCCCCTGGTAGCGGCATTATCTGTTCTGGTCGTTTAACTACCTTATCGCCAGTATTCATTCTGTAAACCATGTACGTTATTGCGCGTACTCTATGCCATTCTGCTAACTCCTTTCTTTCCGCTGCGATAACGTGAATGGTAAACTCTCTCCAAGTCATTTGCCAAAACTGTTCAATCGTTAATCCGATTTGAACAGCCTTTATCAGCATATCATCCCAAGTTAGGCGTTCGGCTCGTTCGGGCTTTTTTTTTCTTCTTCCTGGGTTGTATCTACCATATTGCTTTTGGCAATAGCTTCAAAAAACTGCTTTATTTGCCCGTTAGGGTTAAGCAAACCGCCGTCTGCATCAATCCATTCACATACCTCAAATTCGGTGTGCTTTACTTGTCCTTTACTGCCGTGATCCGCCGCAGCTTGTAACATTACAATTACATCTGCCAACTGAATATCGCCATTGCCAATAATGTCAAAGTACTGCGCAATGCTTATACCCTTAATATCGCAAAACCGCTTCATTGACCAAGTACCCCAATTCAACGGTATTACCCGTTCTCCTACCTTGAAGTCAAACATATATTAGTAAGTAATTGTCTGTGTGAATGGAGGTTCAGCGCATTTGAAAGTAACGGTAAAGGTTACCAATTCATCATCCGCAGCAACTTGCTCTATATTGGTAATAAAAGCAGTACCAGTATAAACAGCTTCTCCAGTTGTAGGGGTTGCTTTACCGAACTTAATGCCAACTATTGCACGGTCTGTGAAAGCCTTGTACAATTCAGGGTAACCTGCATTGGTAGGACTTCCAGTATCAGGATCTACTAAGAAGCCTTCGCCATCAATAGAGCTGTCAAACTTAACACCTGGCACAAATTCGTTTCCGCATTTAGCAGAACCGTCTAATTCGGTTAATGTGTTGGTAATAGTGTTACTGGTAAGGCATACAACTGTTTTGTAAGAAGTACCGCCAGTTACGTCAATCGCTACCAGAATATCGCGACCATTTACTTTAGACATAGTATATTATTTTGTTCAAAGTTACTAAATTTGAGAAACTACATTTCGGAAACGGATAAGTGTTCTGAATACCTGGTCTGTTGCGTTTAATCCGCTTAAATTGTTTATGCTTTGTACGCTTGTAGTTACTACCTGAATACCGCTAACGGGCATCGGGTTATCATCTGAATTAATGATAGCCAATACCTGGTCGGCTGCATCTTCAACCGCCTTAAACCCGTAATTACTACCTTTTAGGACTATATCAATTAACACAAAACATTCTGTTAAAAAGCCGCATTTGGCTTGTTGTTGGCTTGTTGTACGTTCTCCGATAAGAATGTAGGAACTTGCCCCATTGGGCGCAACCATTCCATCGTAAACGGGCAAAATATTGCCATTAACTATTATCTGACCGCTTAAGGCTGAATAGTACGCAGGAATAAGGTATTTAAATGGATTCTTCATTTAGGCAAAGGTACTTTATTTCTTAAGCATTTGTTCAATACGCTTTTTTAGCTTGTTCCATTCGGCAAAAGCAGGGGCAAAAAAGAATGGTTGAGGTCGCATATTGATTTGCCTAACTCCTTTGCCTTTAAATTGCGCTGCTTCTGCTTCCAAACCTTTAGGTATGCTAACCAATCCGCCGGTTCCGAACTCTTGGTATGGCGCGTATGAACTACCCGCCCCGCTACTAACCAGCTCAAAGTTTAGCGGCGCTGTTTTCGCCCATTTCAAAGATGAACGCAATGCGCCCATATCTACGGGGGCTAAAGATTTTTGTTGTTGATTGATTTCTAATACCGATGCCTTTATTTCCATATCCACTCCTTTAACCAATGCCTCACTTTTGCCCTTTATAGCCTTTTCTATGCCCTTAATTCCTTGCAATGATACTTTTATCATAAAATATCGGAATACGCAGTTATTTGCCAATATTGATACCGTTGCTCTATATCGTGAACGGAATGGATAAGGTAGGTTTTGCCATTAAACAAAATACGCCAATCCTGTGCCAATGGTATGTTTTGTACGCGAATTATAAAGCGTATTGGTTGGTCAAACTTAACCGCCGCCTGCTCTAATTCACGCGAACCTGCTCCCGGGTCTGCCTGACACCATACAGTGCCGTAGTCTGACCAGGTGGTTGTTGTTCCGCCTTGTCCATCACTTGCATATGTAGGTTGCTGCAACAGCAATGTATCTTTTAGATTACCTGCGTTAATATGATTCTGTCTGTGATTCTTTATCATCTCTTATACTTTTGGCAAATTGCAATAACCATAGGTGCGTATGCGTTTGTCATCTGGTCGCCTCTGTTCTCCCAGTAATAGCACACCTGCAATAAGATAGCTTGTTTCAATTCATCAGGACATTCGCCATCTGCATACCCTGCCGTATAAGTTACCTTGCTATAATCAAACGGCAACGGCACATAAGGAAAATCTAAGCCTTCAATGGTAATGGCTTGTACCGTACCTAAATTATCTACGAATACCGGAGTTGAAGTAACTGGTCCAAATGGTAGTTCAATATTACCTTGCGGGTTGGTAAGGACAGCAACTATATTGCGTGGTATTAAAGACAATCCAGTATAGGCTTCAATCTTAGTCCTTGCTGCTCTTATCCATAGTGCAAATAGGCTGTCTTGTGCCGATGTGCTGTTTTCAGCACGGCAAAACGCCTTAGCTTCTTCAACCGTTACTGGACCGTTTACATACCCAACCTCTACGTTTGTAAAATCTAAAATATTATTATATGCCATTATGCTTGTTTACGAATTTGGTAATCCAATACTTTAACTGTTCTAATTTAGGCTTACAGTCCAATTCTTTAGCACGTTTTCGCGCCTTGTCGGATGCTTCGCTGTATTCTTTTTTACCGTCTAATTTCTTAATCTCCAAAATCCATTTGTTTATATTGTTTCTTTCCACAAAGATACCACTTTCCCCCACGTTTTCTTTTAACCCAAATGCAGGTGTACAAATAACGGGTATTCCACTACACATTGCCTCTGTTGCCGTCATTCCCCACGATTCGTATTCGGATGGCATTAATAATATTCGCGTCATGGCATACACGCTTCTTATATCCGTTTGGTTTTCCAATACCGTAACATTTGGCAATTTACCTAAGCCATAAGTAACCGCTTCATTATCCATATTGATTACTGGCTGTCTGTCATCCGTGCAAACGTATTGCGTGCCGTAACTGCCCTTTACTTGCAGAAACTTATGGAACGGCATCCGTTTGGCTATTTCGTAGAATATCTTTCCGCCCTTGTTTTCATTGCAGTTTATCAGCGTAATGTAATCGCCAGGTGTGCCGTTGTAGTAATCGTAATCAATCGGCGGTGGCAAAACAAAGCTATCATTTGGCAATGGCTTAACCGTTTTAGCTGTTTCGCTATTGTAAAT